CTTGGTTGTTATAACCATACGTTGGCTTGCGACCATAGTTACGTTGCCAGAAATTTATTTGATGATGTTGGTCCTCGTTTTGATTTATCTACACAATATGACAGAGCAGGCATTGAAAATTGGAAAATTGCAAATCATAGAGGAGGAATGTTTGCAACAGGATTAGGCGGCACGATTACAGGTCGTGGAGCGCATATCATGTTGCTTGATGATCCTATCAAAGGTCGAGAAGAAGCTGAAAGCCAAACGATACGCGAAAAAATCTGGGAAGGATTTCAATCTGATTTAATGACACGTTTGGCACCCGTGCATGCTGTTATAATCATTGGCAACCGTTGGCATGAAGATGATTTGGTGGGCAGGATTATCGAACGTAACAATCCAGACAGTAATGAGTATAACCCAGACTTCCCCAAGTTTGAAATAATTAAATTTCCAGCTTATGATGAGGAGAAAGACGAATTTTTATTCACCGAGAAATATCCTCCAGTATGGTATAAAACGATGCGAGCGGCGATGTCCAACTATGCTTGGGATGCGGAAGCGCAACAAGAACCAAAACCGAGAGCAGGGAACCTCCTCAAAACGAGTGAAATAAATTTCATTTCACAAGATGAATTACCAAAAGACATTGTCTTCTCCAGAGGATGGGACTTGGCAAGTTCTGAAAAGGAACGCACAAGTTCAAATCCAGATTATACAGTTGGAACAAAAGTTGGTTTTAAAGATAATAAACTTTATATAGCTAATGTTAAACGTGTGCGGTATGAAGCACCAGCAAGGGATAAATTAATAAAAAACACAGCCATTGAAGATGGTCGAGATGTTATTGTTAAGATCGAAAGTGTTGCCGGCTACAAAGACACCTATACGCATACAAGGAGTCAACTTAGTGGATATGCTGTGGTAAGACCTTACTTACCAGGAACAAAAGATAAAGTTGTAAGAGCAACATACCTTGAGGCAATTTTTGAAGCCGGAAATGTTTACTTGGTAAAGGGTGATTGGAACAAGCCGTGGATAAATGAAATTAAATCGTTTCCGTCCGGGGTTCATGATGACCAAGTCGACAGTTTGGTAATCGGAAGCAGTGATGATGTTAAAAATGCATCCTTCAGGAGTTTTAGTACATGAGAAAATTTAACAAGGATCAAAAAACACTTTTAATCATTATTTTCTTTTTGGTGTTCTTTGTTGCATGTTGTGTTTATATGCCCACTCCAAAAGAAACAGAGGAAGCATTAACCGGCAATAGTATTAAAGCAACTACAACTTATGTTAAACGTCAACACCAGAGAATCCAAGAGGAAAAAAGACAAGACCATGATGTAAACTGGTATGAATACAAGTTGCCGTATGTTTTAGTAAGTGCGTTTGGTGGATTGTTAATTGGTATTGGTGCGTTAAAAGAAAAATTTAAAAAAGGCTAATCTGAATGGCATTTTTAGAATTAAAAAAACGGGCATTGGCTTATGCAATTGGTGGAGTAAGAAGTGCTGTTTTAAAACGTGTTACCGAAAAACAGCTTGCCTCTTACATGATAAGTAAAACGGATATTATGGATCAAGGGAGTTGGAATACATTATGGGGGACAGATATAATTTCTGGTGATGATAGTTTGGATTTGTTTACCAAATATCGTCCAAAAGATTTGGAATTGTTAATGCAGAAATCTGATTTGGTTTTTGCATGTGTGGAACGAATTGCAAAAGCAGTGATTGAAGCTGATTTGGAAGTTGGTGAATTTACGGATGATGGCTGGGACAAAATGGAAGGAACTTTTTTTGACAAATTTCTGTCAAGTCCAAATGAGCAACAATCATATCCAACATTTATGAAGCAGTTAATTTATAATTTAATGCTTACAGGCGTTAGTTATATTTGGAAATTTAAATCACGTTCAGGACAAACGAATGAATGGTGGAATCTTCCAACAAGTTATGTAACACCGATGTATAACAACAATAATTATTTAATCGGATACAGAATCTTTCAGGGAAGTAGTAAAAAACCTTACATGGCAAGACTCGATGAAATAAGTGCAACCGGATTTATTAATCCTAATGATCCAACAAAATATATTAGTCCAATAACAGCGGCAAAGAAATCAGAGCAGATAGATGAAGAACGAGCTAATTACATGATGGAGATGCTAACCAACTTGAAAGCGCCGGGGTTGGTGTTGCATCAAGAATTAGACTGGACGGATGAACAGAAAAATGAAGCACGGAAAATATTAAATGATTTAATAGGTAAAGGAAAACGTGGCAGTCCGTTGTTTGTAAGTGGTAAGGGTTCAAAAGCGGAAATGACTGCCCCATTAAAAGATTTGGACTGGCCTGGTCTAACAATGTTAAGTGAAAGTAGAATTTGTGCTGTATATGGAGTTCCTCCTATTGTTTTAAATCTACGTGCTGGAATTGAACATGCAACCTATAGTAATTATGAACAAGCGGAAAAAGCATTTTATCACGGAACAATTAGTTCAATTTGGCAAACACTCGCGGCAGAGCTTACAAGAACACTCATTCTTTCAGATTTTGGGGATGAGTTAAAAGGTGTCAAATTTTGGTTTAATACACAAGACGTTAAACAACTTCACGAAGACGAAAATAAACTTGCGGAACGAGCAACAAATTTATATTTTGGTGGAATAGCTACATTAGAAGAAGCAAGAGCAATAGTTAGTCTACCAGCTCCGAAAAAGGGTGATAAATTTTTAATTCCAATGCGAATGATGGAAGTAACCTATGGTACGGAGAATCAGATTAATGCTTTGCAAACTGATACGAATAACAATAATATGTCCCACTCTGCGGAGGATGTACAAGACAACGAGGAACAATCTAATGACCAAACCACGAATAGTGATAAAAAACGACAGGATACTGAAAAAGATGATGGAGAAGGTGAAGGAACACAAGGAAAAACTAAAAAAATTAAAAAACAAGAAGGAAAAGAAAAACAAGAAGGAAAAATAACTTATGGTGATGAAAAGCACGGAAAGAACGGTAAAAGCAATAACGGGAAAACCAAAAAACGAATTCTTCAAACATTACAAAATGGCAGGAAATAAAATTGGTAACAAGCGTAATAAACAGATTAAGAGCAAAAACAACTGAAGCCAGTCAAAAGGCTTTAATTAAAACATTGGTACGTATCAATCATGGTATAGCCGATAGGTTTTTGAATTCGTTTGAACATGAAATGCTAATAAATTTTAGAACGTATTTACAAGTTTGTGCTACAAATGTTAAAGCAGGATTAGAGCCTATTAATAATGACCAACTGATGGATTTTCTCCAGAAACACTACAGGATAAAATCACGATACATAATTGAAATTGTTAATCAGGTTTACAATGAACTTTCTGGAATGAAAGATATTATTCAGGGATCGGGGAGCGAAAAAGCAAAGGCAATGGATTTATCTATTGTGCAACAGGTTGTATATGAGGAAGAAAACCTTATAAACGAAATTGAATTAAAAAATGTTGACAAATACTTAATAGAAACGAGTAAACGGGAAGCAAGAACATATGCTAATAAAATACAAAATATTTATGACGAAGCAGGTTCTTACGTCGATCCAGAAACCGGAAGGGGTTTAACTGTAAGAGATATTTCAAATCAAATGCTTTCGGCTGGAATTGCCCCCACACAACACTATTCAAATCTTATTGCACGTACCGCCACTATGTGGGCTAGTAATGAAGCAAGTTTAATTTCGTATAAAGAATTATCTGTTCCAATTTTGGTTTGGTACGCTACAGATGATGATTTAACTTGTGAATTCTGTTTAACAATGCATGGACAAAAAATAAGCACCGGTAATACATTCTTAGAACAGGATATGAAATTTGCTGTTGAAGGATTAAACGCACAAGGTGACAGTGTTATTAAAACATTGGACATTCCATACGATATACATCACCCGCCATTGCATGTTTTTTGCAGATGCATCTTAGTTCCAGATTATGATGGAACTTTTGTTCCAGAACCGATAGAAAGTAGATTTAATAAAGTAGGTATACCAACGAGACCTGCAAGGTAAACTAATTTATTTGAGGAGAATTTTAAAATGGCAAAAGCGGCAAATAGTGATTTGTTTGATAAAGAGATAAGACCGGGGACGACCGCTGTTCCTATTGAGAGTGACCAAGAGGCATACAAGGTTTTGTTACAGGCAAATCCCAACAACGAGGGAGAAATTAGAGTTGGTAATAGGAGGAGTCAAAGCATTAGACTAACTGCCGGAAACTCAGTTACTATAGGCGTGTTAAAAAATCTGAATGAAGTATATGTAAGAGCGGAGAACAATACGGATTTGTTAGCCATACTTGGCAGGATTTATAGTTAATGTTTTTAAGAGCAAAGATAAAGAGGAAAAAATAAATGGCTAATAAAACATGGACGCTTACTGCTGATTTTAATAGCGCAACGCCACAAACAACCGTCTTAGATGATGCAATTAAAACAAGGCATCAAGGTGGTTATGATGGCTTCCCCTTTTCAACCAACAACATGCCGGATGCTGATGGTGAAGCATTATCTGGATGGACGTTTGCGCTTGAGGATAGTGGCACGTCAGAGGTGGCAATTAATGATGTTTACGTTACCGGGAGTTTAAGCCTGCTGTTGAAGCGTGAAAACTCCGATACAAAGGGCGCGTCGTTTTATCGTGCTACAAATGCAAGCATAACCAAAGGTTCAACATTTTATGTTGGCGCTAAAATGCTTATCAACACCTACGCAACAACAGAAAATCAATATGTTTGTTGTTGGGGTTTGTTTGACAGCGAACAAACTGGCGGCCCGGCATTTTATACAGATACAACGCATTTAAGATTTGCGAAAGGGTCTGGTAACGACTGCAAAGTGACATTACATATATGGGATGAGGCGCAAACAAACGACGCCGGCGGGGCGAGTGAAAGCGTAATAGATTTTAATACGTGGTACTGGTATCTTATACGCGGTGATGGAACTAATATTACGCTTGATGTTTATTCGACCGCTGAACTTTACGCGGCGGCCGAGAATGGCGATGTGGTGTCACAATCCGTCGCTGTTGCCGATATATCTGGCACCTTATCAATGAACCGGTATGGATTTCACACATGCAGTCAATCCGGTGCGACCGAAATCGCACACGTTATTATTGACTGGTTCAACAGCGACGTTTGCAACTGGTACAATGATGCGCAAGCGAATTGTGATGATTACACCTTTCCATCAATTTCTCTAGTTGATTATTCTACTTTTTCAATTGGAACAACGGGAACAGGAAATGTCCTTTTTGATATTAGAAAAAAATTAACTGATGCTGGAGGATATACAACAGATACAAACGGAGGACTACATTATACGGCAAATCAAATAAAGGCATTAACAGATGAAAACTTATATGGGATTAGTTTTGTTTGTCTTTTGGATGTTACACCAAGTCCTACTACGTATTTGTTCCTAAACAGTGTAGCCATAACAATTGATATAGACGTTTTAGCACCTCCATTACTAGGAGAAGCTGATTTATCAATCTTAACAGGACAACCGGAATTAGATGATGCCGTTTTAATTTGGATGCAACCTGTGGACGAAGGA